TAATGAAGAAATATCTTACACAGGTATTAGCACTTCTAATGAATTAACCGGTGTTACTAGAGAAGTTAGAGGAACGACTGCTGCATCACATGGTGCAGGAGATACAGTTACCAGTACAACAAACTTTGTAGCATGGGGTGAAGCAGCATCAGGAGACTTAGTATTAGAACCTGGTATGTGGTCATTAGATAATTTTGGTGACAAAGCAATTTGTTTAATACATGACAGTGCTGTTTTTTCTTGGGATTCTGCAGCAACAAATGCGGAAACAACTAGAGCATCTATTATTACTGGTGCACCAACTGCATCAAGACACATGGTCGTATCTACACCGGATCGTCACTTAGTATTTTATGGAACAGAAACAACTATTGGAGATACATCAACACAAGATGATATGTTTATTAGATTCTCCGATCAAGAGGATATAAATACGTACGCTCCATCTGCAACCAATACAGCTGGCACACAAAGACTGGCTGATGGATCACAGATTAGAGGAGCTATTAGAGGTAGAGATGCAATATACGTTTGGACTGATACTGCATTGTTTACACAACGTTTTGTAGGTCAACCATTTACATTTGCGTTTGCACAGGTTGGAACTAACTGTGGACTAGCAGGACAGAATGCATGTGTAGAAGTTGATGGTGCTGCGTACTGGATGTCAGAAAATGGTTTTTTTAGATATGCAGGTAAACTAGAATCATTACCGTGTTTAGTAGAAGATTTTGTTTATGATAATATAAATTTAGAATCTGGTAATCAAATGGTATCTGCTGGACTAAATAACTTGTTTGGTGAAGTTATATGGTTTTATCCAACAACAGGATCATCTGTTGTTAATAGACAAGTAACCTATAATTATTTTGACTCGTCACCACAAAGACCGGTATGGACTGTTGGATCACTTGCAAGAACTATGTGGGAAGATTCTGCTGTTTTTGGTAAACCACATGCAACAGAATATGATGCAGATACAGATACATCGTTTGATGTTGTTGGCAACACTGAAGGTAGAACAATATACTATGAACATGAAACAGGGACAGATCAAGTACAAGGTGGAGCAACCACAGCTATATTAGGAAGTATAGAATCTGGAGACTATGATATTACAGCTCAA